ACGACGAAATGAAGAAAATCGTTGATGAGGTCAATTATCAATGTCTCGTCACACACGCCTTGCCCCTGCAGTATCGCTTGAGCAAAGACAACGCGAAATGAGCAAGACATGCGACGTGCCAGAATGCGGCCGTCCTCGAGTTGTGCATGCCCATTTGCCAGGTGGGTTGGTCCGCATGCGCCGCTGGTGCGAGAAGCATCGGTATGCCAAGCACCGCCCTAACAGTTGTCGGCCAGGTGCGCCGACGACGCCGATTCCTGATCATGTGAAGACGTATCCGTGTGACGTGCCCGAGTGCCGTGGCCGTGCCGAAGTCGAGCGGGCCGCCTGTAACATTAACGGTGTGCTGACGCCTGGCTGGGTGGTGCGGTCGTTTTGCCGGCGGCATCGGTCGCCATCGGCGCGGCCAGTGGGCTGGTATCCGATGCAGGGCAACAAGACCGATCATGCCTACCGCTGGGCGGTTCAGAAATTCCTGGGCATCCGGCGGTGGGGTGACCGGGGGTTCTTCAATGGGCGCATCTACCGATTGACGACCGGCCGATTGCTCCATACCGTTCCAGAAGAAGCGATCAACGAGCTTCGTCATCAACAGGAGTTACCGTGGAGCGCGCGCGAGACATTGGGCGCATTCGCGGCGCGGTATAATCTCGCGGTCGCTGCGGTGGTCGGCGCCACGCTGGCCATGATGGAGTATGAGGGGAATGGCAAAGCTTAAAACACTGGCCCGTGCGCCCCGATGTGCCGCCAAGTTCAAGAGCGGGGGCAAGTGCCTGGAACGTGTGGCGAACGTGGGTGACATGTGCCCGCGCCACGCTCGCACGCCAGCCCGCACCATCACTGGGCGGTTTAGCGCCATCAAGCGTCAGTCCATTCGGGAACGCATCGCCGACATCCAGAAATTTGAGCGCGATGCAATGGATCTTCTCCCAGAGATCGAGCTGACGCGGGCCTTGCTGATCAACTTCGTCGAGGAATACGACGAGTTCGTGGAGGCCTTGACGGCCTGGAACAACACGCTCGATCCGCGTCAACGCCCGGTCGCCATCCCAAAGTTGGAGGATGTGACCAAATTGCTGGACACCGTGGGAAAGCTTGTCGCGCGTCAGAACGAGATCCGCAACCGCAGTTCGATCAGTATCGAAGATTTCCACCGTGCCCTATCGGCGATGGGCATGGCCGTCGCCGCGTTCGTCAGCGATCCCAACATTCTGAAGCAGATCGAACTGGCGTGGGGTAACATTTCCCTGGACTCACGACATCCTCTTACGTCGCACCAGCGTCAGCTGAACAGTGCGCGGGTGATCGACGTAACGCCGAAGGGCGACGATGGCTTCACAGACGCTTCGTGACTTGTTCGGCGGTAATTTGCTTGGGCTGAAGGAGGCCGAGCATGGTCCCATACTCCGTGTTCGCCGACGAGGTGACAAGCCCAATTCAGCACCACCAGCCCCAGTCGCCCAGGAACCAATACCAGACCGACAGCCCGAGTTGCGTCGGGTGGGTTCGGCTATCCGTGGTTTGCGACGAAACGTCGGCGCAGAACGAGATGCTGTTATCGAGCGATGTCGTCATTCTCTTCGGGAGTTCTGTCTCGAATACCTGGGTCATCACTTTACCAATGGCTTCTGCGAGGTCCACGACGATCTATTCGAAGCCTGCGATGCGCCCAGCCCGCCCGACGGTAAGCGGGTGGCCCGTGCCGCGCCCCGTAAATTCGGCAAGACCACGATCATTTCCCTGGCGAAACCCCTCCAGGAACTGGCATACAAGAGGAAGAAGTTTGTCTTGCTGGTCGGGGAAACGGCGACCACGGCGGAAGCGAACCTTGCAACGCTGACCGCGGAGGTTGAGAACAACGAGCAGCTAAAGGCAGATTTTCCCCATCTGGTCCCCGCAACGGACCACAAGGGCCAGCCGGTAAAGTGGACGGACAAGCAAATTGTCTTCTCCGACTTCTCGACCATCATGGCCAAGGGCATGGGCGGCAAGGCCCGTGGTATCAAGTATCGTCAGAACCGACCGGACCTTGCGATCTGTGACGACTTGGAATCGCCCGAAACGGCTGATACCTTTCTCAAGCGTCTTCGACACAAGCGGTGGTGGGGCGGCACGTTCCTTGGCTTGGGGTCCAAGGGCTGGGACATTTACTACATTGCGAACCTGGTTCACAACGACTGTTTGTTGGCCAGCGTGTTGCGTGCCCGCGATTGGAACAGCAAGCTGTGGCGCGCGTTGAACGTCATCAAGAAAGACGAGCTCTACCCCACGGGCCACACCCTCAATGATGGCTCGCCCATCTGGCCCGAGGTATGGGGCCACGAAGCCCTGGAACGTTACCGAAACAGCCCCGAGGTCGGCGAGTTCAACTTCTCCCGAGAGATGATGAACGACCCCAAGACCAAGGAAGAACAGCAGTTCGATGTGGGCGAGTTTACGTTCTACGACCATTCGCCGACCAAGGAGCTTTCCTACAAGAAGAAGCTGACCTATGTCGACCCCGCCGGCGGCGAGCAGCCCGGTCAGATGAAGAAGGGGCGGCGCGACTACTGTGCCATTGTCACGGGCGGCATCAGCCCCGACGACAATTGGATCGAGATTTTCGACGTGCGGCTGTCACGTCTCATCCCAGACAAGCAGATCGAACTAGTGCTCGACGTGTATGCGCAGTTCCGAGCACCTATCCAGGCCGAGGAGGTCATTTACAAGAATCTGTATGCCAGCAGCATGTCGGCAGCCGCCGCCCGTCGGCAGTTGTATCCGCCGATCACGACGCGCGATGTGCATGGCCAGAACAAGAACGGCCGCATCTTGGGCACGCAGCCGCTGATCATGCACCCGACGACACGGAAAGTGCGGTTCGCTCGACACCTATTGGACAAAGTGCCGGAGTATTTTGCACAATTCGACGAATACCCTGGCGAGTATGACGACGGCCCCGATGCGACCGAGGGTGTGATTCGAGGCTTGGAGATTCCGCCAGCACCGAAGCAGTTGTTGACCCCAGGTTTGCAGCGATCGAGCACGTGGAGGAATATGTGAAGACTCGAACGGTCACACGCGGTCGCAGTCGTTCCCAGGCAGTCAGACCGCTGACTGTGCTGAAGGATACGTTGACCAACCATGCGCTCGAGCCGGTATTGCGCTATCGCACATCGGCCACGCAGCAGGCCGCTATCAAGGATTTGGGCTTTACCGGCCTGAACATCAGTGGCGGCCTCCTCTCCGAGGAATTTCACACTGACCTTCGCGGTCGCAGCGGCATTCGCGTCTACAAGGAGATGCGCGACAACGACCCCATCGTCGGTGCCATGCTGTTTGCAGTAACCATGATGATGCGCCAGGCCAAATGGCGCGTGCGGCCGTTCGACGACTCCACCCAGATGGCCGAACAGGCCGACATCATCAAGTCGATGATGGACGACATGCGCGAGACGTGGAACGACTTCTTGTCGGACATGCTTTCGATGCTGGTGTTCGGCTGGGCCTTTCACGAGATCGTTTACAAGAAGCGGAACGGCTACACCAACCCCGACGACGAGAACAGTTCGAAGTATTCCGACGGCCTGTTCGGATGGAAGTCCTTCGCCCTTCGTCCCCAGGATACGCTGGACCGCTGGTTGGACGATCCGGCGACGGGCCGCATTCTGGGCATGCGCCAGAAGACGTTGACCGGGCAGATCGCCGACATTCCGCTGTCCAAGGGGCTGTTGTTCCGCCCCAGCCAGTGGAAGAACTCTCCAGAAGGTCGGTCCATCCTTCGCACGGCGTATCGCCCGTGGAAATTCAAGAAGCGCTTCGAAGAGTTGGAGGGCATCGGCGTCGAACGCGATCTGGCCGGGTTGCCGAAGATCACGCCGGCCGAGGGCGTCAACCTGTGGGACGAGTCGCGGCCTGACATGGTGGCCCTTCGCCGCCAGGCCGAGGAACTGGTCCGCAACGTCCGCATGGACGAACAGATGGGTCTGGTCCTGCCCCACGGGTGGGAGTTCGAGTTGGTCAGCGCCGCGGGCAGTTCACGGTCGCACAACGTGGGTGAGATCATCGGCCGACTGAACAACATGATTGCCATGACGTGCATGGCAGACTTCATCATCCTGGGTCACAACAACCGCTATGGGTCGAAGGCGCTGGCGGGCAACAAGACCCAGATGTTCCAGTCGGCCATCAACGGATTCCTGGACGGCACGGACGAGATCCTGAACAACCTGGCGCTGCCTCGGATCTATGCCCTGAATGGCTGGGATCCAGCCATGACGTGCAAGTTCAATCACGATGACGTGAACATCCCCGACATCGAAGTGATCGGCACCTTCCTCAAGAACCTCAAGGCTGCCGGCATGACGATGTTCCCCGATGTCGAACTCGAGAAGCAGGCACTCGGCTTCGCTGGGTTCGTGACCGACAATATCGAGTTCGGCAAGGAATCCGTAGTGGAGGACCCCAATGCACCAGGTGAGGGTGATCGGCCCGGCTCCGAAAACGGCGATGACCCGGAGCCAGAAAGTGAGTGAGGCCATTAGAGCCGAGATCACCCGCCAACAGACGCACATCGATTCCATGCCGGGATTGCGCGGCGTTTC